GATTGCGCGGGATTGCACCATCGGTATTTTACAGTGCGGCGACTTTCGTTGCTTCACCTTAGAGTTGCCTTGGCTTAGGAACGCATCAAACGTGTCTTGTATACCATCAGGTTCGTATGAGTATGAAAAACGCCTATCTCCTACGCTGGGCTGGGTTATCCACATAAAAGATGTCGAAGGGCGAACGTGGATATACATACATGCAGGGAACTTCACGCATCAGATACAAGGGTGTGTGTTGGTCGGGGATATGATTAAAGACATTGACAAGGATGGTATACCCGACGTTGGCAACAGTGACGCAACGTTTAAACACCTTATGAAGATTGCCGCCGAGAAAGGCAAGGTAATCGTAACAGATAGTAGTCGTAAATTATGAACTGGAACCCTATTGTTGGCATAGCAGAAGTAGTTGGAGGTTTCTTTAATAAGCGAGAAACCCGCAAGATGCAAGCTAGGGCTATAGACGGGAAAATAGCGCAAGCGAAAGAGTCAGGCGAAAAGCAAGTCGTGTTTAATGAGCAAGAAATAGACATGATTGCCAAACGCAACGAAGGTGCTACGTGGAAGGACGAGTACATTACTGTTATTATGACCTTGCCTTTAGTAACTACGTTTTTTGCCGCGTTCCTTGGGACGCTTCTTGGTAACCCTGAATACATGATGGCCGCCGTTGAAGCGAACAACGCAGTTAAGGATTTAGTGCCTAACTACCAAGAACTACTCGGTGTTACTATTGTAGCAGGTCTGGGATACAGGGCTTATAAAAGCCAATAACGTGGAGTAGGGTATGCCCCTCAAGAAACTGAACTTTAAACCGGGAATTAACCGCGAAGTAACACGTTACGCCAACGAGTCAGGGTGGTATGACTGTGACAAAGTTCGTTTCCGTCAAGGGCTACCTGAAAAGATAGGCGGCTGGAGACGTATATCTCGTGACACATATCTGGGAATATGTAGGTCTTTAAGAGTGTGGAGCTCTAACGGCGGCGCTGCGTATTTAGGACTTGGGACTAATCTTAAATTCTATATTGGGTTTGGTGGGGCATATTTTGACATAACGCCCATACGTAGCACCACTGCCGCGGGAGCGGTAACGTTCTCCGCTACCAACGGCAGTTCTATAGTTACGGTAACTAATATAGACCATGGGGCAAGAGCGGAAAACTTTGTAACTTTCTTTGATGCCGACAGCTTAGGTGGTAACTTAAACAGCGCACTCCTAAATAGGGAGTACCAAATAATTGAAGTGTTGGACGACGACACATATACAGTCGACGTAAAAACTTTAGCGAACGGCGCGGACACCGGTAACGGCGGTACACTCACAGTAGGGCAATACCAGATAGCAACGGGGCCAGAAATAGTTATCCCTACCGAAGGTTGGGGCGCAGGTACGTGGGGCACCGGTGCATGGGGCATAGGTGAATCTGCTAATATCCAGCTACAGTTATGGTCGCAAGACGTGTTCGGGGAAGATTTGTTCTTAGGACCACGCGGCGGCGCTCTATATTACTGGGATGTTACTTCTGGCGTATCTGCACGTGCGGTGCTGGTTAGTTCTCTTCCCGGAGCCTCAGATGTGCCTGTAATACAGAACTCAGTATTTGTGTCAGATACCTTGCGTTTTGCGTTTTGTTTTGGGACTAACAATATAGGCGAGAGCTCACTTGACGCCATGCTACTTCGTTGGTCTGACCAAGAAGACATCACTAACTGGACACCTTCTATAACTAACCAAGCGGGTAGCTTACGGCTATCAAGAGGCTCAGAGATAATTACAGCCGTGCAGAGTAGACAAGAGGTTCTAGTGTTTACCGACGTTGCCTTATATTCGTTGCAGTATTTAGGAGCTCCGGCAGTGTGGGGCGCACAGATATTAGCGTCTAACATAACCCTAGTTAGCCCCAATGCTAAAGTTGTATCCAATGGGGTTTGTTATTGGATGGGCAGAGAAAACTTTTACCAGTATGACGGGAACATACGCAACTTAGATTCTGACGTACTTAGGTACGTGTTTGAGGATATAAATGAAGAACAATACCGCCAAGTATTTGCCGGTGCGGTTGAACAATTTAACGAAGTATGGTTCTTTTACTGCAGTGCTAACTCTACCGAGGTTAACCGATATGTTATATACGATTACGGTGCGGGTATTTGGTCCTATGGTAGTTTAAAGCGTTCAGCGTGGGTCGGGTCTTCCGTACTAGCTTTTCCGGTAGCTGCTACTTACAGTAAAAATATTGTACAGCATGAAGATGGGGTCGACGACAACGAGACGGACGAGCCGAAAGCGATAAACGCATACGTGCAGTCTGGGGATTTCGATTTAGAGGATGGAGATAGAACTATGTTTATTTGGCGGTGTTTGCCAGATATAGGGTTTATTGGGTCTACTTCACAGAATCCTGAGGCTATGATGACTTTTATCCCGAGGTACAGTGCTGGCGGTCCGCAGATTGACCCGCGTTCGGTAGGAGGCAACAGTCAAGGACCTGTGGTAAGAAGTGCAGTTGTACCGGTTGACCAGTTTACTCCGCAGCTAGATATTCGAGTACGCGGGCGACAGATGGCATTTAGAGTAGAATCAGACACGTTGGGTACGCAGTGGAAACTCGGAATCCCTAGAATAGATATGCGCCCAGACGGGAGAAGATAATGGCTATACGAACTGGAAAACCAGTAGCGCAAGTGGTGCCACCTGCGCTACCTAAACCCGATTTTGAATATAGTATGACTAGCCAAGACCGCTTCCTCAATATCTTGAGGTTATATTTTAACGGTTTAAACAACGCACTAAATTCGTTGTTAGCGGTGCGAGACGGAGGTGCTTCACTTTTCAAGCCACATGCCTCTGCATACGGCACTGCAACGCAGACCGCAGGAGCTACTAATACCGCCCAGATAATGCAATTTAATACCCTATCGCCCAACAATACTCAGTCTGGTATAGCAGTTGCTGGGGTTAATGGTATTAATATTTTGGTTGACTATGCCGGGGTATATACTATAAATGTATCCGCGCAGTTGTTTAGTACTACTGTAGCAACCAAACGTATTACGGTATGGCTCCGCAAGAATGGCATCGATGTGCCGTTTTCCGCGCAAACGAAAACGATAGTTAAAAACGGGTATGAACAACTGCTTTTTATTACTAATATAGAGCTCCAAGCGTCGGATGTAGTTAACCTAGTTTGGGCGGTGACCGACACGGGGCTACGCCTAGAGAGCAGTGCGGCTTCTGCACCCTACCCCGCGATACCATCCGCTACGCTTGACGTAGTGCACGTTAGCAATGCTCAGTTGGGGGTGTAGATGTTTACTGATTTAGAACTACAGGATTTATTCGGTATAGAGGGCAGTTATATGCCACCTAATCCTTCAAGTGCCATAGCGCCGATGCCAGAGGGTATTGCGGCTGCCCAACAAACACTTAACCCTTTAAATGCCATTGCGCCGATGCCAGAGGGTATTGCGGCTGCCCAACAAACACCTGCGCTTATACCTGCACCTGTCGAGAAACGTCCGGATGATGGGTCCCGTACGCAACCTATTGTGACGTCGCCGCCGGTACAGAGCCCAACACCTCCCGCATCAGGTAACATAGTAGACCCCATGCCTACTGCACCCACCGAGAAACGTCCAGATGATGGTTCCCGTACCCAGCCTATTGTAACTACACCACCGACGCAACCGCCTGTACAGGAAATTTCAGAGATAGACCTTCTGAAGGATAGGATTAGTACTACCAACGCCCCACAGATAGATACATCCGACTTGGGCAACTTATTTGCTAACGCTAGTAACATAAGTGCAGACGTAGCTCCTGAACTTAACGATGAAATAAGAAGATACCATGGCGACGACATCGCGGCTAGACAAGAACTGCAAGACATACAAGCGGCGGCGGCAAACCAAGAGCAAGGGTATGACGATTTCTGGGCAAACGAAAGTTACGAACTAGGGAGCGACGTAATACAGCGGTATAACATACCGCAGAGGATTCCTATAAGCGACACGGAAGTGTGGGCGTTAGACCCTGAGACGTTAAAATATTCTAAAGTAAGCCTAAAACCTAAACCCGGTCAAATCATCGGGATGGCGGCGGTTATGCTACCTCTCGCCGCAGCGCTTACTCCACTGGCGGGCACTATAACAGGGTTTGGGACAGCGGGTGCAACGGGCGTATCCAATGCCGTTGTAAGTGGCACAGTCACGGGACTTCAAGGTGGCGGTGTGGGGGATATACTCCGTGCAGCAACGCTGAGTGGTTTGTCGGGATACGCTAGTGGGTTGGCTAGTGAGTTAAGCAGCGCACAGACTGCGTTAGATGCCGCACAGACTGCGGGGAACACTGCACAGGTGGCCGAATTAACGAATCAGATAAGCTCCTTGCAGAGCGCAGTAAACATAGCAAGTAACGTGGATAATGTCGCCCAGTTCGCAAACATTGTAGACCAAGGTGGTGACCCCATACAGGCGGCAATAAGTCTGTTCGGCGATGATATTGCGGAGTTCATCGACATCGACGACACTTTAAATCAGGGGCTCACGGAGATATTCAACAGCGACGTTGCCAATGCTCTAACTGCAGATGGAGCGTTCACTGCTACCTTATTAGACCAAGCCGCGGGACGCAATCTTGGGGATTCTTTAGCTGAAAGGTATGGTGCTACCGTAGCAGACCAACTATTTTCTGGCACTCAGAACGGGCAAGCTTTTGGGTTAGGGGTAGTGGAAGCCGTTGCCGAATACGGTGAAAACGGCGTTGCCTCAGATGCTTTGTTTAACGGGGTTAAAGAGTACGTAGACCAAGGCGGCGATGCAGAAGATATAAAAGAATTTCTTGGGGAATTAATACCTAACCTGCCTGACTTAGATGTAGGCGACGGTGCAGACCTAGGGTGGATAGAGGATGGGTTACGTGAGTTAGGTAGGGATTTTGACGACTCTGTATTGCAACCGGTTAAAGAGTTTTTAGAAGGTATGGTGCCTGACCTACCAGACCCTGACTTAGGGTTTATCGAAGATGGGTTACGTGAAGCTGGGCGAGAGTTTGATGATAATGTTACCCAACCCATTCTAGACACAGTAGAGGAAGGGGCTAGCACAGTAAACCGCGAAGTTATCCGCCCTGTGTTAGATACTACTGAAGAGCTAGCTAGTGATGTAAACCGTGAAGTTATCCGCCCTGTGTTAGATACTACTGAAGAGCTAGCTAGTGATGTAAACCGCGAAGTTATCCGCCCTGTGTTAGACGCCGCAGAAGAAGGTGCTAGCACGGTAAATCGTGAGTTTATACAGCCGGCTATTGACGCTACAGCGGATACAGTACGCGAGATAGGAAGAGACATCCGTGAGGCTATACCAGATGTTGACTTACCTGACGTAAACTTACCAGACTTACCAGATTTACCAGACTTACCAGATGTTGGCTCGCTAGATGTTGACCTGCCAGATGTTGACCTGCCAGATGTTGACCTGCCAGATGTTGACCTCTCGAGGTTGCTAGGGTTATTAGGTGGACCAACGTCTACTGGCATTGCAAACCCCGGCATGTACACCCCTGAGGAAACGGCACTAGTAGAGCTAGGGGAACTGTTTGACTTAGATGCTCTAACGTTATCGGGGGCGCTAGAAGATGAAAAATTAAAGCGACTAAATTATAACCAAGGTGGTATAGTTAGTCATAATAATGTAGAAGATTTAATAAGATTACTTAGAGGGTAATTAGTTATGGCATATTTAACCCCAGAACAGGTTGCAGAATTACAGAATTTAATAGGTAGCCCTGTTGCTCCCCCATCGAGCGCTAGTACTTCTGGCGGTTCCAGTATATGGGACTGGATAGCGGGCACTGCAGGGGATGTTTTTGATACTGTTACCGATGGCGGCACTGGCTCGTTAGCTACAGGTTTAGGGCTCGCAGGGTTAACTCAGTTTTTAGGCGGTAATGATGTAGAACAGCGCCCCGTGGGTTACCAAGGCGGGATACCTAATTACACTTATAACCGCGAACAATTACCGCAACCTAGCGGAGATAGAAGACCGGGTTCTGCGGGGCGTCGATACTTTACTGACGGCGCATTCACGCAAGACGGAACGTTACAATCCGGCGCAGCAGGGTTAGCATCACAACAAACTCAACCGGGACCCGGCGCAGCTACACAGCCCGGCGACCCTGCACCTGTACAAGAACAAATATTTGCAGAAGGCGGCTTAGCCTCACTTGCGGGGGAGCAAAAATATCTACGTGGTAGCACTGACGGAATGGCTGACAAAGTTCCTGCTACCATAGACGATGCCGAACCTGCTAGACTTAGCGATGGAGAGTTTGTTATACCTGCTGATGTAGTAAGTCACTTAGGTAATGGTAACTCAGAAGCTGGCGCAAAGTACTTAGAGCAAGTACTTGCTAAAATACGGAAAGAGCGTACGGGAAATCCGGACCAAGGCAAACAAATTGACCCCAGAAAGATGTTAGGGTAACGAGGTAAACTATGGCTACAAATACAGGTGCGGCAAATGCTTTAGACCCATTAGCTGGTACAGCTACCGGGCAAGAATCCTCGTTATCTAATTGGGCGGGGCCGTATGTAACTGACATGCTAGGGAGAGGGCAAGCACTAGCTAATAGCCCGTACCAAGCATACCAAGGGCCGCTAACGGCTGGGCAGAGTGGGTTACAAAACCAAGCGTTTCAGGGTTTGGCCGGGCTATCTATGCCTGACTCTTCACAGACTAACTTCTCACCGGGTTCGTTCACAGACGCGGGAACGTCACAACAGTTTATGAACCCCTACCTGCAGAGCGCTCTACAGCCACAACTTGACGAGTTAAGACGACAATCAGACATAAGTCGCACTCAACAAAACAGCCAGCTATCACAGGCAGGTGCGTTTGGTGGTTCAAGACAAGCGGTTATGAATGCTGAGATGGACCGTAACCTACAAGACCAAATGGCCCAAACATTAAATACGGGGTATTTGAACGCGTACAATCAAGGTGCTGACCAGTTTAATACTGAACAACAGTTGGGGCTAAACGCCGCTGGGCAGAACCAGCAGTACGGGTTAGCCGGATTAAACACTCAGTTAAACGCGGGTGATTTACAACGCAATATAGAACAGCAAGGTGTAGATGCTGACCGTATGCAGTTTGAACAAGAGATGATGTACCCGTACAAACAAACACAGTTTATGCAGTCCCTTTTACAGGGTTTGCCAATTCAAGCGCAGAGTTATGCATATACGCCGCCTAGTGATTTTGGGCAGATTATGTCCTCTACCGGAGGTATCGCTGGGCTCCTTAGGGACTTCGGGATTCTTGGAGGGGGTAGCTAATGGCTGGCATCGACAACATGGCGTCGCAGTACGCTAATCAGTACAAAGGTAAAGAAGACGACCTCAAAAAGTCTTATGGGTTAGATATGAACCTAGCAAAACTACTCGCGCTCAGTAAAATGAAACGCGAACAAGATGCTATTGCTATGGACATGCAACAACAAGTCGCAAAGCAAAATGCTGGGCAAGGTGGGATATCTAGTATAGGTGCCCAGTTAGAATCCGAAGTGTTCGGGCGTAAACAAGAAGAAGTTGCCCAACAAGTAGGCACGGAGCTCCAGAAGAAGCTGGCTAGAGAGCAACAGGCTGTCCAACAGATGGCCCAAAGCGCTAGCCAGCCACAACAAAATGGTATAGGGGCTATGGCCTACCGCAGTGG